AGAATATTCTATATTCCAAAATGTTTCTCTAAATATAAACATTACAAGTTACCTCAACAATCATTATCTTTACCCCACTTACAGTTAATAATATCCTCTAACTCATTAGCCGTATTTTCATTGACTATAAAATCAATAATAATCCAAACCATGCACCAAATTGCTACTGGCAATATAAGCCAAAATATATAGTTCATAATTCCCCCTTAATCCATAAAACCATTAATAAAAATATAACACAAGCACCATTCAAGGCTAAAAAAGCTATAACTATATGTATAAATGTTTCCATCATTTTTTATTAAAAAAAGATTCTATTAACATAGCTATTCTTGGGTTAATTTTAGCGTGTCCGTTTTCAAACCTAGCAATCATACTTCTATTTGGTTCACCATTAATTGTGTAACCTAGATACTTTGCTAGTTCTAATTGTGTAACACCTGCTTCTTTTCTTTTTTGTTGCAGTTCTTGACCATCCATTATTTACTCCTATTTACAATTTCATAATCTTTGGTAACTAGACCTACATCTTTGCTACCTCTAAAGTGTGCTTTTACAAAAGTAATCTTGCCATCAGAATATTGTCTGATGTGCTTTCTTACCGCATGGAATGCACGGCTTCCACCCTCACCAGTACCACTACTACTATTAGTATCATTAGTACCAAATAAATCTAACTTTAAAACCTTATGTTCATACTTTGGTTTTCTAAGAAACTCACTCATTGTAAACTTTCTGCTAAACGGCACTTTGCTTGCATTTGCAGGAGTTATCCCCAAGACATCTTGCTTGTGAACAATTTGTGGATAATTTAACATTAAAACTAAAGTGTAATGTGTTGATACCAAACTATTAACCATAGCATTAAGGGTTTCGTTGTTGTATTGACCGTTGACATAGTCTGATCTTAAATCAGTGTAGTCTTTAAAGGGTGACCCATCGGGCAACCAAAAAGTATATCCCCCATCTTCTCTGTATGAGAAATAATAATCATTTGGGTCAAAATAAAAATCATTAGTATTTTTTATATATAGACTTATATTGCCTTTAAAAATTTGGGAATCTTCATCATCATAAAAACCTGCATCTTCTAAGTAAACATTTGCTACACACATTTGATTTACTACTTCACCAGTAGCTTCATATTTTAATTCTGTTTCTAATTCTTGTTGTACAAATGTAGAACCAAAAGGTAAAAACATTTTAAGGTCTGCACCTAGTTTCAAAAGCTCATCTTCTGTTAGTGCAGTATTTTTTTCTACATGAGGTATGTAAAACTTCATAGATTGTTGTATGCGATTAGCATGAAACTTTAAAAAATTGTGCATTATCTTTGCAGGCATTTTTTCTGTAACGGTAGAATAACCACCCATTACATGGCTTGGTTGTATAAAAGTTTTTCGCCATTTATCTTCATCACTCCAAAAAAGCACATGACTATGTAACAATTTTTGTAGCACTGAATTATCCATTGTAGTTTGCCTCTCTCATTCGTAAAACAATTTGTATCTGTTTTGCTGAAAGGTAACCTTTAGCTTTTAGTTGCTTGTGTATTGATTTTAAAAAATCAAATTTATGTTCGTTTTGAACAATAAAATTATGTATAACAACACCGTATTCATGCCCGTATATAAAATCTTGCACTCTTGAGTTTTCCAATTTGTTCATAATATCTCCTATCAATTTATAATAGGGTTATTTTAACAACTTATATTATTATTGCAACCTTTTCAAAAAGGTAAATCATTATCTTCTATTGGTGGGGGTTTTAAATCTTCCTTAGTTTCAAAAAAAGTTTTAGCAGATGTTTGTCCAAAAGTTTTTGGCAATCCGTAATGCTCAAAGAATTTATACTCATCACCAAACTTTGTGTGTAATTCCGCATGATGAAATTGACATAAGGGTATTACATTTCTGTCATTACTTTTAAGAGACATACCGCGTACACCATCATATGGTTTCATGAGGTGATGTGCTTGAATATCACCGCTATGAGCATAAAAACCTGCTTTTTCTATAAGACATGGAAGCGTTCTAATCCAAGCTAAATGTTTTGCATTTTCGTATTTTTTAGACATAAACACTTAAAATAACAAAAAACTTGCTTGTGAGGTAGCTTCTAAGAGCATCTTTTAGGTAGGTTAATGGTCTAGCATTAACGAAGTTATCACTAAAACGGCACTTTCTCTGTATTGGCAGGTTGGTCAATTCTAAGACTGCAACTTGTATATGGCGCACCATCTTTGCTTTCTTTTTTCCAACCACCAAATTTATAAACAGTACCATCAATAGTAACCTTACCGCCTATGTCGGGAGAAGTTGGTTTCATTTTTTCTTCTTCTGAGTTGGTGTGTACTAGACCAACACTCATCATAAGTTCATACTTGGCATCACCTTTGTCATTCTTGCTTTCAACAATGGCTACATATTTTTTTTCACCATTGATAGTGAGACTACCTTTTCTATGAATGACTGCATTGTTTTCATGCCACAAAAAACCTTGCAACTCATTATCGTATTCTTTTTGATCACTCATATTGTTTCTATCCTCGCTAATTTATATTTATAGCCTTTGCCATTTTCTATTCTTTTTTTAATTACAACCTCATCAACCATTGATAACCCATATTTGAGTCTTGCAGGTTCTTTTCGCAAATTTCTTATTGATGCAGATATGGTTGGTTCACCATAAAACTTACCAGTGTTTTCTTTAATCATTGCTTGGAGTTCCCAAAAAGTCCACCAACCACCCTTGTTCATGCAAAGAAAAATACAATCATCTAATGTTAAATCTTTTTTCTTCATGACTCTTTGTTTGTGTGCATATCAATAAGGGTGTTGTATGAATCTTTAAGTGTTTGGTCTTTATCTTCAATAGAGTTATATGCTTTCTCTATTTCTACACTATTGTTATCAAACATTGTTTGTTTAATTTTATCATCATCTACTTTACCCCAAGCATTTCTAAGTGCTTGTATGTAATCAGCAGGAGTCATAAAAGCATTGATAGGTATATTCTTTTCATTTCTAAAAACAAAACCACTTTTCATTTTCTTTGCATTGTATGAGTCAGTGGCACTATTACCATCATCATCAAAACCTGTTTCTTCTACCTTTACACCCGAGCCAATACCACAAGCCATAGCAAGACTATATCTTCTTGCATAAGTTAAAGCACTGCCGTAACCTTGTGGGTCTTGTTTGTCAGCAGGCACATGAAGTTTACCTGTGTGTAGTTCGCCACCGTGTCCATAAAAAACTGTAGTAATACAAACACCTGTATCATTAAGGTCTGATTTTTGCACAAACAATATCCCGTGATCTAACAGGGGTTGTTTGACTGCTTCTATTACACTTTCAAGAGTTGCATAGTTGCTCTTAAAATAAGGGTTCTTTGCATCTTTATGTGCATTGTCTATTTGATTTTGTGCTTTTACCAAAGCGTTAATTAAGTTATCGTTCATTTTATCCTCTCTCAAAAAATAATTTATTAGCACCAATGATTTCATTAGTACCCCATTGATTAGTAAAATCCTCATTTGATATGTCGGGTTCAAGACATGACAAATAACATACTTCACTAATATCGCTAGACAATGAAAGCAATCTCATCATCTTGTTAGCAATTCTTTTAATTTCATTCCAGTTCTGTTCAATATCTACAACCTCAAAACTATGCAATTCTTTTTTTGTTTTAAGGGAATATATGCAATCAACTATAGGTGTTACACCAGTAGCTTTTGCATAAAATGATAATTGATATTGATAATCTTTTTTTGGTTTGGGTTGTATACCAGTTGTTTTTATATCTCTGACACAATCTTTATATAACAAATCAATGTAACCAATCATAGGAATGGGCAAATCGTCTATCTGATGTTCAACTCTTAACTGTGCATCTGTAGGTGTACCAAATGATCTAAACAACGGCAACATAGCTTCAATGGTGTCTCTTGTCATTTCTCTTTTTTTTGCACAAGCATCAAAGTCATAATCAGCTTTTGTTTCTGTAACCTTGTCGTATATTTTTTTATACTCACGATCAGTTGCATTGATGCAATCATCAACACTTGCATTATGGTCAAAACAACCGTGTGTTATTCCTTGCTCAATACAAGTTCCATAACTCATAGCAGGCGAATAAAATCTATCTTTGTAACCTGCAATATTAACAAGCCATTTAGCGGGATTTTTTCTGAATTTGTTAATGGATGTTGGGCTTAGATATTCAACACCATGATCTGCAAAAGGATTATTTTTCATACTACTTACCTCAAAATATGCACCTATTATGACACAAAATGGGTTTCAATCAACCCTTATTGTGCTAGACTGGATTTATGAAAATCAATGAGTGGTTAAAAAAAGAACAATTAACCCATGCCGAGTTCTTGGATATATGCAATGAACAAGGAATGGTAATCTCGCATAGTGCATTAGCCAAATGGTGTCGTGGACATAGGATTCCAAGACTTCAGGAGATGAATGTAATTTACAAATCTACAAATGGCGAGGTAACTGCAAACGATTTTTACAATTTACCACTTGAATAAATAAATGAAATGGTACAATATGTGCCAATGAGTATTCAAGCCCTTTCATGGTCAATCAAACAAAATTGCGACACACCCACTACAAAATGCGTATTAATATTACTAGCTAACTACTGTGATGAAAACAACAGTTGTTACCCAAGTGAAAAACATTTAGGCAAGCTTGTCGGTGTATCTGACAGAACAATCCGCAGATCGTTAAAGTACCTACAAGAAAATAATTTTTTAAATATACAACATAGAACTGGTACAAGTAATAGATATTATCTTAGTGTGGACACTGATGTCCTACCCGTTAGGACACCCACGACCACTAATACTAAAGAAGATACTAAAGATAAATATAGTGTGGATTTTGAAAAATTTTGGAAAGTCTATCCAAGAAAAATTAATAAATATGCAACCATGCAAAAATTCAAGATTGTAGTAAAAGATTACGACTTTGATAAATTAATGAAAGCTACTATCATCTTTGCACAACAAGTTAAAATCAATAACACCGAAGAAAGATTTATACCGCATGGCTCAACTTGGTTAAGTCAAAAAAGGTTTATTGATTTTGAAAATGTAAAATTGAAAAAAAGTAATTTGAATAACATAGCAGGATAAATATTATGAATGTAGAAAGTAAACTAGCTGATAATGGTATAAAAATAAATAATACCACTGTAGGAAATAAAAAGACCAAGTGTCCACAATGTCAACCACCACACGATTCACATGATAACCCACTTTCAGTAAGCATTAATGATGATGGTAGTGCTGTTTGGTTATGTCATCACTGTGACTGGACTGGTGGTACAGGTGGTAATAATTACCAAAATAATTATGTAAAAAAAAATATATATGTAAGACCTACCACACCAACTGAACCAAACAGAACAGAAAGTATGTACACATTTTTTGCAAAGCGTGGCATACATAAAGATACAGTAGATGCTCTTGATATATATGTTGAGGGTAGTTGGTTAGCTTTCCCGTATCTTAATGACAACAATGAAGTTGTAAATATTAAATACAGAACAAGAGATAAAAAATTCAAACAATCTCCTAATGCAGAAAGAACACTATTTAATTTTCAAAATGCAAAAGATACTGAAACTGTAATTTTCGTTGAGGGTGAAATGGATGTGCTTTCCTTATATGAGGTTGGTTTTACAAATGCAGTTTCACTACCCGATGGTGCGCCAAAAGAAGCTAAATTTAAAAAAGATGATGCAAGATTTAAAGCCTTAGAAAACTGTAGTTTAAAAGCAAAAAATATAATTATATTTACAGACAATGATCAAGCAGGAAAAAGTTTGCATGATGAATTGCTACACAGATTTGGCAAAGATATTTGTTGGTATGTACAGATACCTAATGACTGCAAAGATGCAAATGAGGTCTTAGTCAAGCACGGTACAGAAAAATTAAAACAAGTTATTGATCAAGCAGTTCCATACCCTGTAGACGGTTTATACACAACAAACCAATATGCAGGCAGTGTTATTGATTTGTATAACGGCAATTATGTGAAACCAGTTGAGGTTGGATATCCAAGCCTTGATGAAATATATAAAATTATGAAAGGTACTTTCCATTGTATAACTGGTGTTCCCAATCACGGTAAGTCATATTTTTTAGATCAGATGCTTATTAAGTTAGCACAATCACAAGAATGGTCTTTTGCTTTGTTCTCACCCGAACATAGTACATCAATGCACATAAGAAGAATGGTGCAAATGTATAACGAAAAACCATTTGATATTGGCGAACAAAATAGAATGAGCAAGTATGAATTAGAACAAGCTATGGAGTGGTTACACAAACACTTTTACTTTATTGAGACACAAGACACAGTTCCTAACATTGATTATATTTTAGAAATTGCTAAAGCAAGCGTACTTAAATACGGCATAAATGGAATAGTAATAGACCCTTATAATGAAGTAAGTGCTGTTAGACAGGGCAATCAAAGAGAAGATGAACACATAAGAGATTTTATATCTAAATGTAAAAGGTTTGCCCGTGTACATGACATAGTTGTTTGGGTTGTTGCTCACCCCACAAAATTACAAAAAAATAATGACGGTGGTTATTCTGCCCCATCTTCATATGACATAAGTGGTGCTAGCCATTGGTCAAACCAATCTGATTGTATTCTTACAATTCATAGAGACTTTGATGAAAATACGACACAGGTCTTAACAAGAAAAATTAGGGAACAAGACCTATACGGCAAAATAGGCGAAGCCACATTTAAGTTTGACATGAACCGTAGAATTTTTAGAGAACACAAAATTACCAGTGATTTTGAAATACCCGAAGAATGGCAAAATCGCTAGAAACCCCATAACTCCGTTAAAGGTTTACCATTAACCTTACCGCAAGAAGTAAATAGACGGCTTGTCAGACAACCAATTTCTGTTATTATTAACCCAATATGGACATAGTAACAAAAAAGGTTGATGAACTAATACCTTACTTTCAAAACCCAAGAGTTATATCTGAGCAAGCTGTAAATGAAGTTGCCAAGTCATTTAACAATCACGGCATACAACAGGTTATATGTATTGATGAAAACAATGTCATAGTTGCAGGTCACACAAGATTGTTAGCAGCAAAGAAACTTGGATTAACTGAAATGCCTTGCACTATCTATAAAGGCAAACCCGAAGATATAAACGCATATAGATTAGCAGATAATAAAGTTGCAGAATATTCTCAATGGGAACAAGATTTCTTAGATAAAGAATTATCACAACTAAAAGAAATGAATATGGAAGTAGCAGGTTTTACTTTTGATGATTCACAGTCATTTGTTGAGTCATTAGATGATATGATTGATGATGATGTTTCGGTAGATTCTGTTGGTTATTCAGCAAGTGAACTTACAAACCAAGTACCCTTAATGTTTTATTTTGAAACAGAAGAAAGAGATGAGGTAATGAATCTTCTTGAAAAAATAAGAGATGACAAGGAACTACAAACAAAATCAAATGCTTTTTTATATTTAGTGAGGAACTACAAATGATATTAATACCTGAACCAACGCACGGAGAAATTATTGATATGACAGATACCATGTATCCGACAAAAATGATTTCTGTATCTGATAACTATGTAATGGAATAAACAATAGGCAATATGTACGGGTTTTGCACTAAAGGTACTTTTGTTATTCATTCTGAAGATACATGGACAATAAGCGAAAATGACTTTTTTAGTCTTAAAACCCCAATTCAAGATAATACCCATATTGAAATGATGGAAGATGGACAGCTATTTGTCATTGTGAGGTATGGTTTTAGAGGTATTGATATGGTTGGTAAATCTGAAAAAAACGGCAGGTTGTCTTACATTGATGGTTGTACTGATAGTTTGCTAATTATGCCACCCCGCCTGGGCGACCCATGTTTAAACTATTTGCACTTTCCAATGGGCATAGATCAAACCCAACATCTACACCCAAGTATAAGAATGGGCATTGTAATAGGTGGTAAAGGCGAAGCATTCCAAAAGCCTGATGGCAAACAAAAGGGATGGGAAGAAGATTTATCTAAAGGCATGATGTTCTGTTTAGAAGAGGGTGAAGTTCATAGCTTTAGGACTGCAGAAAACTATATGGACATTATTGCATATCACCCCGATTCAGACTTTGGGCCCACAGATATAGATCACCCAATGTTAAACAGAACCTACATAAATCACGGAAAAGGGTAGGTCTTAGGGTATTAACCTACCCTCAAGATGCTCACAGACCGTATGTCAGAGGACTAAATTATGTCAAAAGTACATAAAAAAAAAGAAATAGAGCAAAATGTCTATGAACTTGCACTGGAACGCATAAGACGAACTTATGATATTTTTGATAATGTCGTGGTTATGTTTAGTGGTGGCAAAGATTCTACAGTATGTCTTAATCTAACATTAGAAGTAGCAAAAGAAAGAAACAAACTACCCCTAGAAGTTTACTTCTTTGATGAAGAAGCAATCCCATATGAAACAATAGATTATGTGAAGCGTGTAGCTGATCTTCCCGAAGTCAAAATGAATTGGTTGTGCATACCAGTGAAACATAGAAACGGTTGCTCAAGGTCAGAACCCTATTGGTATCCGTGGGCACCTGAAGATAAAGATAAATGGGTTCGCCCTATGCCTGATTATGATTGTGTAATAACTGGCGATGATTTAGATTTTTTCCCGTCAGAAGTAAATCAAAGACCAACTGTTCCTGAGTGTAATGGTTTGCTTTTCCCCCCACAGGACTGGGGAGAAGTTGGGGTTATTATGGGAATACGGTCAGAAGAATCTTTAACTAGATACAGAACCATCTTGCAAACTGGTGATGGTAAAAGATATGAAGATTACATAATTTCTTTAAAGTCTAAAACTGCATTAGGGAATGTATTTAAGGTATGCCCAATATATGACATGAAAACTGTTGATGTTTGGACACTACCGCAAAAGTTTGAATGGGATTACAACACCACATATGACATCTTAGAAAGATTGGGTCTTACACATTTACAACAAAGGTGCGCACCCCCATATGGTGAAGAACCCATGCGTGGTCTTTGGCAATACTCTGTAGCTTTTCCCGATATATGGGAAAAAATGCAAACAAGGGTAGCAGGTGCAGCAACAGCAGCAAGATATGCAAATACTGAACTATATGGTTTTGGTGGACTTCCAGAAAAACCCAAAGACATGACATGGTTACAGTTTGTAAAATACTATATTGGCAAACATCCACAACCTTATAGATCAGAGGTCGCAAAAAGAATACAAGAACAAATAGATGCACACTATCAAAAAACTTCTGAGCCTATTTTAAAAACTCATCACTATGTAACAGGGGTTGGTTGGGAGTATCTTCTTCGTATTGCAATGAGGGGAGATTATAAAGGTCGTAAGCAACCATTGTTTACAACTGATCCTAAACAACAAGAATCACAAAAAAAGAAATATGAGGCAGAAAGACATGGGCAAGGATAAACAACCAATAAACAATATGCAGTGGGTACATAGAGACACACTAAAAGCAAATGATTACAACCCAAACAAAGTAGCACCAGTTGAACTAGAGCTTCTTAAAACAAGTATTACTTTATGTGGTTGGACACAACCAATAGTAGCTAGAGATAGCGGAGAAATTGTAGATGGTTTTCATAGGTGGACTGTTTCAGCAGATGAAGATATTTTTGCAATGACTGATGGTTATGTTCCAGTAGTATTTCTAAGTGATGAAGTAGATAAAGCACAACAAATGGTAGCAACTATTGTACATAACAGGGCAAGAGGCAATCACATGATCTTGTCTATGACAAACATTGTTAGAGAAATGAGAGATGTACACAAATATGACGATAAGAAAATTCAAAAAATGCTTGGTATGGAACAAGAAGAAATAGATCGTCTTTATGATTTTGCACCTATGACGGAAAAGGGCAGTGGTAGTGAATTTAGTAAGGGTTGGGTTCCCGATACGAAAGAAAGGGAGTTTGATTAAGAAATTGGTTGTCTGACAGGCTCTTGGTGAACTTCTTGAGGGTCAACCAATAGTAGACCCCCAACGAAGTAATGGGGTTTTACCCCCATTGTTTAGATCGCCATATGTCTTGTTTTTGCATATGGTTAGGGAATGAGTCCCTTGCTTGTATAAGATGGGTCGGGTCTAAATTAAAATCCCTGTACCCCTGTCTTATAGTTTCATAGTACATTTGGCTTGGTGCAGAATAACCATTACGGTTCATGCGATAAACTAAAACATCAGCAGTCTCACCATAGTCCTCTGCAAGTTGATCGCTTAGTTTTACTTGAAACCACTCTTTTCTATAAAGGGTTGGGTAACCCTCAAATATATCAAGACTGGCTTCGCACTCATCAGTTATGTCCCATATCGCACCGTGCAATATTGAATCCTGTTTGTGTTCTATATCAGCAACACCCCTAAACACTAACCGCATATTGTTAAGTGTAATAGGCACTATTGGTTTAGCATGAGGGCATCTTACACTCATGTTTTGGATATTAAGGTTCGCACCGTAGGCAAAGTAAAACATTATTTGATCTCCTGTAGTAATTGATATTTAAGTAACTCGTCAATGAAAGTATCTGCATTGTAGTAATCTAATCTGTAACCAAACTGTATCTTGATACGGCTAGCACACTCCTGCATAAACTGCTCTGTGGTGTTGCTAGGTGCAAAGCTAGATTCTGCAATTGCTTCTACAATCTCATACTTGTCGTAACCAACAAATATTGCACCACCTTTCATGGTGTATTTTAACTTGTGCATAATGCCCTCGCTCTTTTTGTATAAAATCTTCTAACGCTTGAATCAATCAAACCACTCTTTGAAAGTCCGTTCATGAAGATTGAAAGTTTATCTGTGTAGCTAGTAACAACATCAGTGCTTTTAACTTTGACTGCTCTATTAGTGTCAGCAAGTTTAGTCATGCCCATACAAACATAAACCCAATTCTCAATTTTATCGGGACAGATCGTACCACTATGATGTCTGAATTCAATAGTTCCATGCTTCCAAAAACTTTCCATATTCAGTTTGTAATATCTACCACCTTGTATGTAGTTTTTAAGTTGTTGTGCTGATCTACATCTTTGTATGCTTGCAAAGATTTCAGCAAGGGTAACACTGCTACCGTATCTTCTAGAATTAGAAAGACAGTATTGGTTGTTATTCTTTTTTCTTGAATTAGGCATCACAGTGTCAATTGCAGTCTCAAACTTTACATATCTCTTAGCAAGGTTTTTGAATTGCTTAACACCCCAATCTCTAACACCTACATGAACATGAAGTCCACAAGTTCTGTTTACATCACAATGCAACTCATTAAGAATCTTAAGAAAGATTTTAAGAATAGTCATGTCTTGGTTACCGTTAAGAATCGGTGAAACCAATTCAAGTCCAAATCCTCTCCTGCTACTTACTGATGAATCTGTTTTGATTCTCCACTGTGAAGTAGTAGTGTCAGACCATGATGCTCTGTGAATGGTAGGCATTCTCAAAGTATCACTGTTATAGGAAAGAGCATGGTCATTGATCTTAGCAATCAACTCTTGTCTGCTCCACTCATTTGATATGAACTCTACTTCAACTCCGTAGGTTCTTTGGTTATCTAGGTTTATCATTTTATCTCCGTTTCAGTTTAATATGTAGTTATTATAACAACTGTAGTTACATATACAACCTTTTAGGACAAAAAAAATGAATTAATTTAGGCTAGTTTTTTTGGCATGGACTACTAGAAAACCACCCACCTTTATATATTTTTAAGTAGCTATTAGTGTGTTACGCTACTGTGGTAATTTTTTAGTTCCGAAGTAACTACCAACTCCTTTAACAGCAACATAACCATAGGTTTTTTAAGTGCCTGTCAACACTATGTATGGAAGCCCGTCTTTTTAACCTCCAAACAATTCAACAATTATCATATGTTGGTGTAAACCCTGCTTTCACAACCTCATTATAATGTGAGTCGGGTTGCTCATCTTGATTAGCACCACACAGATTACAATGATCACAAGTGTCTTTTGCATGAATATAATTTTCAGCACATTCGCAATCCCAATAGTAAGGGTGTGTATGAACCATCAGTGAATCCTCTTTCCGTGTTTCATAACTAACTGTAACTTATCCCAATCGGCATTAGTAATTAAGTTCTTTACATCTTCCATAGACATAGACATTAAATCCATTTGATACTTGATACTAAGTAATACAACTTCTTTTTCGTAGTCACTTAGGTCAGTCCATTCAGTACCATTCATGTTATCCATTGGAAACCCCCAATATCTCAAAGTCATACCACTGCATAACTTCATTACCTATTTGATTCCATATTAAAAATGAATCATCTTTTGATGTATACCATTTTTCCATATACAAAACAGCTTTGTCATAACCAAGTTCATTTACATACTTTAAGAAAAGATTTTTGTAAAAGTTTAACGCTACTGTTTGACTATTTGATTTTTTCATTATATCTCCTATCAATTTATAAGTTATTATTGTAACTAATTATCAAATCATTGCAACCCAAAATGTACAATTAAATGTAGACATAATGTACCACTTCAACTAGACTACAATTTTAGAGTGAGAATAACTTAGAATTTTTGGATAAATTTTGACCGCGAAAAACAAAAAATTAACACTAGAACTTGCTGAAACCATACGCAACAAGTTCGTACAAGGCATAGAAACAGAAGGTGGAGAAAGGAAATACTTTACCATTGATGCATTAGCTATTGAGTACAGCGTGGCTAAAAGCACTCTCTACAAATGGGCACAAAAAGAATCTTGGAAAACACAACAAGACAGATTTCATAAAGAGTACCTACAGAAACTAGACAAAGAACGCCAAGAGCAACTTGTAGAAGAATCCAAAAGTTTTGACAGCACCGCATTAAGACTAGCAAAAATTCTAATGAATGAAGTAGGAATGTTGTTAAATGAAAACAATCAGAAAAGAGCCAACAACCCAAATGATGAAGAAAAGTTTACACCACAAATGGTTCAGCAATTAGGTAATGCTGCACTACAAGCCCAAAAGCTAGGCAAATTAGCTTTGGGTGAATCAACTGAAAACATGAAACTTAATGCAGAAATCACAGACACAGATGCCTTCAGAGAAGCTATGGAACTGCTTGACGAGGTTGCAAGAGCAAAGTCAGAAAGCAGCGATACAGCTATACACTAGTTGGTTAAAGACAGCTAGACCAAAACAAGTACAACCGCATACAGATCATTTCATATGGTTAATACTTGCAGGTAGGGGTTGGGGCAAGACAAGAACTGGTGCACAGGACATAGCTTTGTATGCACTTAGAAATCCAAACACTATATCAGCAGTAGTTGCTCCGACATTTGGAGACCTTAGACGAGTTTGTTTCAACGGACCATCAGGACTAATGTCTATCATACCTAAAGATTGTTTTGACATATCTTTTGGCACAGAAGGATATTCTGCAAGTGTAATGGAGATAAGACTATTTAACGGCTCAAAGATAGTTGGTTATGCAGCAGTTAACCCCGAGAGACTAAGGGGACCACAGTTTCACAGAGCATGGTGTGATGAATTAGCAGCATGGCGATACCCCGAAGCCTTTGATCAATTAATGTTTGGTCTTAGGTTAGGAGATAATCCACAATGTCTTATTACAACAACACCTAAACCCATACCCATACTCAAAAATTTAATTGTAAGAGAAGATGTTCATGTTACTAAAGGTAATACATTTGAAAATGAAGCCAACCTTGCAGAGTCAGCGTTGGAAATGATGCGTGAAAGATATGAGGGAACTGCGTTAGGTAGACAAGAATTATACGCAGAGATACTTGACGATATAGAGGGTGCTTTGTGGAATCAAGCAATGATTGAAGAAAAAAGATTGCCGTCTAATGAAGAAAGGGAACTTAAAACAATACTTGTAGCAATAGACCCTGCTGTAACATCAGGAGAAGATTCTGATGAAACAGGTATTGTAGTAGTAGGCAAAGACCATAATAATGAGTATTATGTACTAGAAGATGTTTCGGGTAAGTATACCCCTGATCAATGGGGCAGACTTGCAGTAAAGACATTTTATGAATGGGAAGCCGACAGGATTGTTGCAGAAACAAACAACGGTGGAGACTTGGTAGAAAGACTGCTAAGAAGTGTTGACCCTAATATACCTTACAGATCAGTAAGGGCAACAAGGGGTAAAATGCTAAGAGCAGAACCAATTGCTGCATTGTATGAACAAAGAAAGGTGCATCATCTTGGTGTTTTCCCTGACATAGAGACACAAATGTGTACTTATGTGGGTCAAGTGAAACCCAGTCCTGATAGATTAGATGCTCTTGTTTGGGGTTTAACTGAACTAAGCAAATCACAGGGAAATATAAACTGGAGAATAAGCTAATGGCAGATCAAACATTTTTACAAAGATTGTTTAATAGGCAACCTATTGAGCAAAAGAATTCAAACATGATGGGTTACTTCGGTGTAGGCACTGAAGAAGCAAAGACCTATAAATATGCAGACCTAGCAAAAGAAGGTTATCTTAAAAACGCAATTGTATACAGATGTGTTAATGAAATCAGCAAAGGTGCTAGTGCTGTGCCTTTTGTTTTAAAAGCAGGGGATGAAATTATAGAACAACATCCCTTAATTGATTTATTAGAAAGACCAAACCCTTTGCAATCCTACAGTGAGTTCTTTAATAGCTTATTTGGATATGTATTACTTAGTGGCAATGCTTACATATTAAAGACTGGTTCTGATATGGGCGCACCAAAAGAATTGCATCAGTTAAGACCTGATCGTATTAATATAAAGGGCAGTGGTAAACCTATTCCAGAAAAGTATGAATACATGGTGAATGGTAGGGTTGCAAACACTTACATGATTGATCAAGAAAACGGATTCAGCGAACTAAAACATATTAAGCTATGGAATCCTTTAGATGATTACTATGGTCTAAGTCCAATGAGTGCGGCAGCAGTTGAGGTAGATCAATTCAATATGTCCAGTAAACACAATGTAAATCTTTTACAAAACGGTGC